TGGCGTACCGCGTGACGAAAGCGGAGTGCCTCGACCTTCCGGCGATCACCGAGGAAGTCCGCACCGTGGACTTGGAGAAGGATGCCATAAAACTGTACGACAGTATCGAGGACGAGAGCTACGCCGAACTGGACGAGTCGGAGGTAACCACGGCGAACATCCTCACAAGGCTCCTTCGCTTATCGCAGATCACGGGCGGACACCTTACCGATGACGATGGCGTGGTCAATACCGTGAGCCGCGCCAAGCTGGACGCTCTTTCCGACATCATCGATTCCGCTATGGCTGAAGATAAGAAGCTCGTCATCATGGCTCGTTTCGTGCCTGAACTGGACGATATCCAGGAGCTTCTTGAAAAGAAAAAGATCGGATACGCCGTTGTGCGCGGCGGCGTGAAGGACCGCGACAACGAAATCCATCGCTTCCAGTATGACAATAGGTGCCGCGTGTTCGTGGGGCAGATCGCAGCGGCGGGTCTGGGCATCACGCTCACGGCGGCAAGCACGATGGTCTTTTATTCCCTTGATTACAGTATGAGCAATTTCGAGCAGGCGAAGGCGCGTATCCACCGGGCGGGTCAGAAAGAGAACTGCCACTATATCTACCTCGTATGCAGGGGTACGGTCGACCGCAAGGTACTATACGCGCTCCGGCAGAAGCTGAACCTCGCCAAGATGCTCGTTGATGATTACCGCAAGGGCAGGAATCCCTTTAAGAACTGACCTTTCACACAGGGGGTTGAATTTCTCGGTAGTAAGTGAAAGGAGGTAGTCACCGATGGAGAACACAAAAATCTTTGAAATGGCTGACAGGCTCAAGACTCTGCAGGAACAGAAGAAGGACCTCGAAGCGCAGACCAAGGCTCTCGGTGCGGAGATCGCCGAATTGGACGAGCAGCTCTCCGATGCCATGTCAGAAGCCGAACTTGACCGCTTCTCCCGTAACGGCAGCACGTTCTACTTGAAGAGCAGACTGTTCGCGTCCCCGGCGTCAGGCCGCAAGGACGAGATGATGCAGGCTCTGAAGGAAAACGGATACGGCAGCCTGGTCGTGGAGACGGTCAACGCAAACACTCTCGCGGCGTTCATCAAGGAACAGCGGGAAGCCACGGGCGAGGACGTCCCGGCATGGCTCGGCGATACCGTCAGCACTTATGAAAAAGTGTCAGTCGGCATCCGCAAGTCGTAGGAACACCGATTCACTGCACCAACGCAAAAACCACAACTTATTTCATTTCATTAGGAGGACATTGACCATGTCAGATAAGAAGAACACCGAAATCGCAGTGAACGAGGGCTTCGCTGCACTTGCGAACAGAGACGTACTGAACGAGGCTATGGCGGACGATTGCCAGGGGCTTGAGTTTTCCTTCGACCGCGTGAAGCTGCCCGCAGGCGGCGGCACGGCTTTCGAGATTCCTTCCGCGGAGAGCGATGAGTCCGAAATGGCGAAGGACATCACCGGCGTTATCGTCTATAACCATCCCGCCTATGCATACTACCGCGACAAGTACACGGGCGGCAACAATCCTCCCGACTGCGGCAGCTTTGACGGCGTGACGGGCATCGGGAATCCCGGCGGGAACTGCCAGAACTGCCCGTATAACAAGTTCGGCAGCGGCGAGGGTCAGAGCAAGCTGTGCAAGAACAAGCGTATGCTCTACATCCTGCGCGAAGGAGAACTGTTCCCCATCACGCTTTCCCTGCCGACCGGGTCGCTCAAGTCCTTCACGAACTATGTGAAGAGCCAGCTTTCCCGCGGGCGCAAGCTGAACCAGGTGGTCACGAAGATCACGCTGAAGAAGGCCACCAACGCATCCGGCATCGCATTCTCCCAGGCGGTATTCTCGTTCGAGCGTATGCTGACCGCCGAGGAGAGGAACGCCGTGGCGGGCGTGTCGGAAACGGTCAAGGCGTATGCCGCGAACCTTACTCCGGCGTCCCTCATTGACGATGAGCCGCTGGTCGATCCCGAAACGGGCGAGATCATCGAACCTTTGAAGTAAAGCACACGAACAAGCCCGGAGGGGTAATATGCTCCTCCGGGTATTTCCCATAGGAGTGATTGCGCATGAATACAGAATATAAATGTGTGACCACAGTGGACGGGATAAAGGATTACATCGGAGGCAGCCGTATTGTTGCTTTTGACTTCGAGACTGCTCCCGACGATCCGTACCGCGAGGAGGACAAGGCCGCGCTCGATCCGGCGAAGGCGCATATTGTCGGCTGTTCCTTTTCCGTGAAGGAAGGTACGGGCGTGTATGTCCCCGTTGCCCACCGTGTCGGCACCAACATAGACCAGGACGCTTTTTTTGCATTTCTTATGGCGTTCCTCATGGATAAAACGGTTATAAAGATCGCCCACAACATCGCCTTTGAATCCTCGATGGCGTATGCGAGGGGCATCGTGATCCAGGCTCCCGTGTACGACACGATCTGTGCGTCACAGATGAGCCTTAAAAGTATATACGAGTTCCGCAAGCTGAACGAGAGCGGTCTGAAACGGCTGGCGGAGGAACTGTTCGGAGAGCCGCTCCCTTCGTTTTCGAGCGTCACGGACGGAAAGCACTTTGACGAGCTGGACGCACAGGACGAGGAGACCGTCCGCTACGGCTCTGCGGACTCCGATTTTGCCCTTCGGCTCTATCACAAGTTCAACGACTGGTTCGACCGCTACCTTCCGAAACACAGGTACATTGTGGAGGAGATCGAAAGCCCGACCGCCGTGTACCTCGGCATCATGAAAACAAACGGCATCCCGGTCAACCTCCCGCTCATGCAGGAGCGCAAGGCCGAGGCTGAAAACGAGATGGAACGCATCCGCAGGGAGATCGAGTTCATCATCGGTGATGTGAACATCGGTGCGAACTGCTCCACGCAGGCGTTCAAGAATTATCTGTATAAAGACCTGGGGCTGCCCATCTTAAAGACCACGGAAACCAACCGCGAGGCGGCTGACGATATGACGATGACGCTCCTCAAGGAGTGGTGCGATGAGAACCGGCCGGACCTGTCGGGGCTTTTTACGCTGGTGCAGGAGTACCGCAAGTGGGGCAAGATCAAGTCCACATATATCGACGGGTATTTGAAATATCTCAATCCCGTGACGGGCTGCATCCATCCCGAACTATTTGCTCTGTCCACGGATACGGGCAGGATGAACTGCCGCAATCCGAACGCGCAGAATATGCCCAGGAAAACCAACGATCCCATCGGCGTCCGAAACTTCATCAAAGCGCCGGAGGGCTGCCTTATCCTTTCGCTCGATTTCTCACAGATAGAACTGCGCGTGGGCGCGTTCTACTGCCGTGATGAGAGGATGCTCGACACCTACCGCAAAAACGGCGATATCCACGCCGCCACGACCAGCGTCATTTTCGGCGTGAGCTACGAGGAAGCGCAGGACAAGCATTCGGATAATTACAAGGAACACAGGACGATCGCCAAGAACGTGAACTTCGGCACATTCTACGGGCTGTTCCCGCGGGGGCTGCAAAAGACGCTGAAGTTCAAGGCGGGGGTTGAAAAATCCGTGAGTGAGTGTGAGGAGATACTTTTCAACCTCAAGCACGGATACAAGGGTCTGACCGCATGGCAGGAAGAGACGAAAGCGGACGCCGCGAGGCGTATGTATTATGAAACCTGGCTCGGACGGCGCAGGTACCTCCCCGGCATCACCTCGGACAATTGGGGACAGAAGTCGTTTGTGGAGCGGTGCGCTCTGAACACGCCTATCCAGGGGACGGCGGCGGATATTCTGAAGCTCGCCATTACGAGGATACTTGCCGGACTGCCGGAGCGGGAATGGCTCAAGCCCATCCTTCAGATACACGATGAACTTACTTTCATTATTCCGGAGGACAGGCTGAAGGAGGCGGTGGCTTTTATCCGTGCCTGCATGGAAGAAAAGCCCTTCCCGGAGTTTGACCTTCCGCTGATCGCGGAAGCGTCCGCGGGACCGACCTTTGGAATGATGGAAGAACTGGAGGACTGACTATGTTCAAAAACAGCGAGGGCTACGCCGATCCGACCGCAGGGTCGGCGATGAGCCAGATAATGAAGGAATACCGGCAGCAGCAGAAAAAACGCTATGCTGACAAGAACCGAAGGAAGATTTATGTGGCTTCCAGGTATGCGGGCGATGTGGATGCGAACGTGAAGGCCGCCATCGGCTATTGCCGCCTGGTCATTGACAAGGGGTATATGCCGATAGCCAGCCACCTTCTGTATCCGCAGATACTTAACGACAACGATCCCGAAGAACGGGAGCTTGGGCTGATGTTCGGTCTTGCGCTGCTCCGCGAGTGTGACGAGGTGTGGGTGTTCGGCGAGGTATCGCCGGGCGTCTCCCGTGAGATCGAGGAGGCAAGGCGGCTGAATAAGAAGCTCAGGTTTATGGAGGAGGTGGGCGCATGAACGTAACGGTGACCGATGTTCTCGGTTCTCTCTTTAATCCGACCGATACCGTCTGCTTCCGCGTCTTTGACGATAAGAAGGGCGGCGTGTTCCAAGGGTCGAAACTGTCCTGCGAATGCGGGAAGTACAAAAGCATAGAAGAAACGCTCAAGAACCATAACGCCATGAACCGCGGCATCTTCTTCGTGGTCAACTACGGCGGGCAGGACGATGATTCCATTACGAGGATCAACGCGCAGTTCGTGGAGATGGACAACGACAGCTTTGACGAGCAGCAGAAAAAGATAGACGCTTTTCCGCTCCCTCCGTCAATGATTATGAAAACGCAGAAGTCCTACCATGTGTACTGGTTCATGGACGGGTCTGCGAAGGTGGAGCGTTTCCGTATGATACAGACGCAGCTCGTGAAGCATTTTGACGGCGATCCGATGTGCGTGAACGAGTCGAGGGTCATGCGCCTTCCCGGTTTCATGCACTGCAAGAAGGATACTCCCGTGGAAGTGACCTGCGTCAGCTTCCATCCCGAACGCAAATACACGCAGGATCAGCTTTCGGACGTGCTGCCGGAGGTATACCTTGCTCCCGTGGAGCGCAAGTGCGGTACGGAAAAAGGCATCGACCAGGTATTCCGTTCGTGCTTGTTCATGCAGCATTGCCGCGATGACGCCGCGTCCCTGTCGGAGCATGACTGGTACGCTATGATAACCAACCTCGCTCCTTTCGAGGGCGGTACGAAGATGATACATGACCTGTCCGCTCCGTATCCGGGATACAGCGAGGGCAACACGCAGAAGAAAATAAACCATTTCCTTGAGAGCGGGACGAATCCCATCACCTGCAAGACCATCTGCGAGAAGGGATTCAAGTGTCCGAAGTTCGCGGCCGGCGAATGCCCGGTCAAATCACCTGCGGCGTGGTGCTATCAGCCCTTGCCCGCGGACGCTCTCCTCGACATCCTGCACGGCATCCCCGTGACGAGCGAGGCGATAAAAGACCTGCAGGCGGCAAAGCAGTTCGTTTCGGACTATTTGTATAACCAGGACGTGGTGACGGCGGACGTCATCATCAATTCCGAAATCCGCGACCACTTCAAGCTGAAGGCTTCATTTCTGAAATCGCTGAACATGGTGTTCAAGGACGCAAGCAAGGCGTACCAGGCAAGCAAGGCGGCAAAGAGGGCGAAAGCAGGTACCGCGATACCCGACTGGTACGAGCCGACCGACAAGGGACTGCGCTTCCTGCCTGGAGTGCTTGCAAACGATATGTCGGAGAATCAGCAGGTGTTCTATGCCGCAGAGCAGCACTTCAATTACCGCGGCGGCGTTTACTGCGAGATGTCCGAAATGGAAGCCCAGCGGCTCGTGCAGGAAAAGATGCTGGTGAGGGAAACGAAGATGTCGCAGATCGTTGATGCGGAGAAGCAATGGCGGCTCCTGGTGCAGAGGGACATCCGCGAACTGAATGCGAATCCCTACATCATCAATGTCCGCAACGGCTTATACAACGTCCTGGAGGATACGCTGACGGAACACACGCCGGATTATTACTCTACGGTGCAGCTTGCCGTGACCTACGACAAAAAGGCGGACTGCCCGCTGTTTAAGAAGTTCCTCAAGGAGTCGATGGGCGGTGATATGGATCAGGTCGCTCTGATACAGGAGATGCTCGGCTATTTCCTTATCCCGGTCAATTCCGCGCAGAAGTGCTTTGTCATCGTGGGGGTGGCGTCAGCCGGAAAGTCGGTGCTGCTCCGTGTGCTGAACGATGTGCTTTTGGGAAAGCAGAACGTGTCAAACGTGTCGTGGCAGGCGCTTAACGAGCGGTTCAAGACGGCGGAGCTTTTCGGCAAGCTGGCTAACATCTTCGCCGACCTGCCCACGAAGAACATTGACGATAACGGCATCTTCAAGGCTCTCGTGGGCGAGGACTATCTGACCGTGGAGAAAAAGAACAAGAATCCGTTCTCGTTTCAGTCAAGCGCAAGGCTCCTGTTCTCTTGCAACAGCATACCGAAGAATTACGGCGACCGTTCGGAGGGTTTCTACCGCAGGTTCATCATCATTCGGTTCAATCACACCGTGCCGCAGGACAAGCGCGATCCCGAACTGCTGGATAAGTTTCGCATGGAAGCGGACGGCATTTTCCTTTTCGCATTGGAAGGACTCCGCAGGCTCATGAATAATCACTATGTGTTCTCCGAGACGCAGGTCAACACCGATGAGCTGCAGCAGTACCGCGAGGAGTCGGATTCCGTTCTGTCGTTCGTGAAGGAATACTGCGAACTGGACGGTTCGTATTCCGCAGGCTCTACGGAACTGTTCAACGCATATAAGGGCTACTGCGAGGAATGCGGCCTGAAACCGTACTCGCAGAAGAACTTCGTGCAGCAGATCACGGCGGCGTTCCCCGATGTGACGAGGGGTATCGATAAACTTGGAAAAAGGCGCATCCTTACCGGGATCAGGCTCGGCGAGGTGCTGGGATGACGGGATTCCTGGCGGTGTTTCTCCAAAGGGCATCGCCGGGATTCGTTCTGACATTTGACACGTTTTACACGTAAATCCTATCTCCCCATATATACACCAATAATTTATATACCCTGATTTTTCAGTCAGAAATTTATATGAAAATGGGATTTGTCGTGTCAAATGTGTCAGAAGCGTTGTAAACAGGGAGGTTCGTTTGACAGATGAAAGAATCGGACATCGTAAAAGTGATCATGAAGTACCTTAAGACCGTGCCGGGGTGCTTCTGCTGGAAAGAGCATGGCGGTATGTACGGGACGGCGGGCATCCCCGATATCATTGCCTGCATAGACGGTCGGTTCTTCGGATTCGAGGTAAAGACAGAGGATGGCAAGCCCACGAAACTCCAGGAGGCTACTATCCGAAAAATCCTCGCGGCGGGCGGCACTGCGCTGGTGGTGCGTTCGGTGGACGAGGTGCGAACCGCGATAAACGGTTCCCTGCGCTGATACAAAGATACATCGCTCCGATGCAACGATGCCTATTTCCGAAAATGGGAGGTATCGAATATGAGCGACATCACAAATTACGAGAACCTTGCGAACGCCATAATCCTGCAGGCCGCGAAGGACTATCGGATGGCTCTGAAGTGTCTGAAGGCGAATCCGAAGAACAGGACGGCTCTGGCGGACAAGGACGAGATCGAGAGATTCTTCCGTTCGCAATGGTTCACGGTTTTAACGAGTGTTGACGGTGAGATGCTGATCCGCTCCCTGACAATGGAGGTGGACGCATGACCGCTAAAGAATATCTGAACCAGGCGCGGCACCTGGACGCACTCATCAACTGCCGCCTGCGTGAGATTGACTACTGGAGGAATTTATCGAGCAGCGTCTCAGGCATGAAATTCGACGGGATGCCGCACAGTCCCAATCGTCCGACAGAAGCGCCTTTCGTGAGGTGTCTTGAAAAGATAGACGAGATACAGAGGGACGTGGAGGACAAGGTGGCGTACCTGGTACGGCTCAAGGAAGAGATCAACATGGCAATCGATATGCTTGCAAGTCGGGATGAACAGCTTCTACTTCGCTATCGTTACCTTGATGATTTCACCTGGGAGGAGATCGCCAGGATGCTGAACGTGTCGCTCCGCACGGTGCATCGCATACACGGGTCGGCTTTGCAGAATTTTATCGTCCCGGATTGAAAGTTGGCACGGTTTGGCACGGAATGTCACTATTTACCTATGGTATGATTACAATAGCAAAGTAGAATAAGACGAGCCTCATGGGAGCGATCCCGTGGGGCTTTTCTTATGCCCGGAAAGCGAGGTGATTGGTATGCCGAGGAGACCACGGCGCGGGTGCGCCTACAGCGGCTGTCCAAGGCTGGCTGTCGAGGGCGGTCAATACTGCGAAGAGCATCAGAGACTTGCCGCGCAGCAGTACAACAAACACACGCGCAGTCCCGACACGAACAAGAAGTACGGAAGAGCCTGGAAGAGAATCCGCGACCGCTACGCTGCGGCGCATCCCTTGTGCGAGATGTGTCTTAAGGAAGGACGGCTGACTCCCGTGGAGGTACACCACATCCTCCCCATCTCACAGGGCGGCGATCACAGGGAGAGCAACCTCATGTCGCTCTGCCAGTCGTGCCACACCAAGATTCATCTTGAAATGGGTGACAGACAGATTCGCGGCTGACCGGGAGGGGCGGTCAAAATCTCTGTGACTTAGCTTTGCGGACAGCGGCGTGGGGTCTTACGCACAAAAACGCCGGTTCAAACGGGGGATTAAAGGAAAGGAGGATTGAGACGTGGCAAAAGATGGAACGAATCGTGGCGGCAGACGTGTTCGCGCAGGGGATAAGCCGATGTCGGCGGCAGAGAAGATTCAGCGTGGCAGGGAGGTGCGTGTCATGAATAATGACATCCCGTCCTTTACGCCGACGGAACTCGATGCCGTTGATTTACCGGAAGGAGCCGTGATGAACGGTGCGGATATGCCAAAGCCGAGCGAGTATTTGTCAGCAAAACAAAAGAACGGTATCCCGCTAGGAGCCGATGAAATATACAAGGAAACGTGGCGGTGGCTGAAGGCGCGCAACTGTGAAAAGCTCGTCAACAAACGGCTCATTGAAGCCTATGCGCAGGCGTTTGCTCGCTACATCCAGTGCGAGGAAGCAACGAGCACCTATGGGCTTCTTGGAAAGCATCCGACCACAGGTGGCGTGATGGCATCTCCTTTTGTGCAGATGTCGCAGCAGTATCAGAAAAGCGCAAACCTCATCTGGTATGAGATTTACGATATTGTAAAACAGAATTGCACCGAGGTCTTTGAGGATAATCCCAATGACACGATGGAGCTTCTGCTCAGAGCGAGGAAAAAGTGATGGAACAACGAGAGTTCTTAACCGTTTTAAAACAGTGCCGTAAGACACTAACGAAACAGGAACGACGAACACTTCAAGGGCAAGCTATGGCAGGAAATGTCGAGGGAGCCGTGAAGGGACTTCGGAAAATACTGAGAAGGAGGGAACGTGAGTGAGCAGAACAACGACCGATATGCAACTTGTAGCAACGGAAAAACTCGTGCCATATGTCAATAATGCCAGAACGCATAGCGCAGAGCAGATAATGAAATTGCGCTCATCGCTTCGAGAGTTCGGATTTATCAACCCCATCATTATCGATAAAGACTACAACATCATCGCTGGCCATGGCAGGTTGATGGCCGCAAAGGACGAGGGCATTCGTGAAGTACCATGTGTGTTTGTAGATTACCTCACGGAGGCGCAAAAGAAAGCGTACATTCTTGCAGATAACCGAATGGCGTTAGATGCAGGATGGGATAAAGAACTGCTGAAGGTGGAGATAGAAGCCTTGCAGGCAGAGGATTTCGATTTAGGGCTGACCGGTTTCGATGAAAAGGAACTGGCCAGCTTTTTTGATGCCGATAATGACGTTCACGAGGATGATTTTGATGTGGATGCGGAACTTGAGAAACCGCCTGTCACAAAAACTGGGGATGTGTGGCTACTTGGTCGCCATCGCCTTGTTTGCGGTGACAGCACAAAGGAAAAAACATACACAACGCTCATGAAGGGTGAGCAAGCAAATCTCGTGGTGACGGATCCTCCGTATAATGTCAACTACCAAGGTACGGCAGGGAAAATCAAAAACGACAATCTGCAGAATGACCAGTTTTACACATTTTTGCTCTCGGCGTTCACTTGTATGGAAAAAGCCATGGCAAAAGATGCGAGCATATATGTATTCCATGCCGATACGGAGGGTCTGAATTTCAGAAAAGCCTTTGACGCAGCAAGGTTCTATTTATCCGGAACGTGTATCTGGAAAAAGCAGAGTTTGGTACTTGGGAGAAGCCCGTATCAATGGCAACATGAACCGTGCCTATACGGGTGGAAGAAAAACGGTAAGCATCAGTGGTATTCAGATCGTAAGCAGACGACCATTTGGGAATTTGATAAACCACAGAAAAATGGCGACCATCCAACGATGAAGCCTGTACCTCTCATTGCCTATCCCATCAAGAACTCGAGCATGACAAATTGCATCGTCCTCGATCCCTTTGGAGGAAGCGGCAGTACCCTCATTGCCTGTGAGCAGACGGGGCGCATCTGTCGAACGATAGAACTTGATGAAAAATACTGCGATGTCATCGTGAAACGGTATATTGAGCAGGTCGGTACGACGGAAAACGTATCCGTGATTCGAGATGGCAAGACGATACCTTTTGATGCGTTAGAGGTGGACAATCATGAATGAAACGTTGACGCTAGGAAGCCTCTTTGATGGCTCTGGGGGATTTCCACTTGGTGGACTCCTGCACGGCATCACGCCGTTATGGGCATCAGAAATTGAGCCGTTTCCGATTCGCGTCACAACCAAAAGACTGCCCAATATGAAACACTACGGCGATGTGTCGAGACTCTGTGGTGCAGAACTTCCACCTGTCGATATCATCACTTTCGGTAGTCCGTGCCAGGATATGTCGATTGCAGGAAAGCGGGCAGGACTTGACGGCGAGCGGTCAGGACTATTTTACGAGGCAGTACGGATTGTGAAAGAAATGAGGTGTAAGACGGATGGCAAGTATCCAAGATTTGTGGTCTGGGAAAACGTCCAAGGCGCGTTCTCGTCCAATAAAGGCGAGGACTTCCGATGCGTCCTTGAAGCACTCTCACAAGTTAAAGATTCCGCAGCTACTATTCCTAAACCTCAAAATGGCAAATGGAATGGCTCGGGAAGCGTCGTGGGAGATGGTTACTCCATCGCTTGGAGAACCTTGGATGCTCAGTATTGGGGAGTTCCCCAAAGAAGAAAACGCATCTACCTTGTCGCAGATTTTAGAGGAGAATGTGCCGGAAAAATTCTATTTGAGTCGGAAGGCCTGTCTGGGCATTCTGCGGAGAGCTTCCGCGCGTGGCAAAGAACTACCAGCGGTACTCCAAAGAGCACTCGAGGAACAGGCGGCCTATGCTTAAACGACCAAGGCGGGGCGCGAATGGATGTGACGAAAGAGAAAACTTCGACCCTTCGAGCCGAATCCCATCATCCGCCTTGCGTCATGGAACGGGTAGCCATAGAAAATCATGGCACAGATAGTCGCGTCAAAATTAGTGAAGATGGTGTCGTACAAACGCTGACTTCCCGTATGGGAACAGGTGGCAATAACGTTCCCTTGGTGGCAGAAGGCAAAGCGTGCTTTGATGTGCGCTTTACATCGGAAGGAACGAAAAATGCACGGCATAATTGCTATAAAACGGATACGGCAAGAACCATCGACACGAGTGGCAACGCACCGGATTCCAATCAAGGCGGTGTGGCGGTTGTAGCCGTGCAAGGTTCGATGATTGGGCGCACCGAAAAGAATGGGCCTCAAGGAAGCGGAACGGGTGAAAATATCAGTTTTACGCTAAATACCACTGATCGCCATGCCGTGGCATTTTCGCAAGATGTCTACGACAAATACACGGAGAATCCGTGTGCAGGCGCTCTTCGTGCCAGTGGTGGTATGTATGGCGGTGGTTCGGAAAGCCTTGTTTATAGTACGAGTAAAAACTCCTACCACACCGAGGTGGAAAAGAACATCGTAAGTACGCTTGTGGCTACGGACTTTAAAGATCCACCTACCGTCACGAAAGCACCTCAGTACATCGTCCGGAGGCTAACGCCTAGGGAATGTGCAAGGCTTCAAGGATTTCCGGATTGGTGGTGCGATGATTTAGGAACAGAGAACCCAACGGAAGAAGAACTCGCCTTTTGGCGTGAGGTCTTTGAAACCCATCGCTTGGTGATGGATGCGTCACGAAAGCCTAAGAGTGATAAACAAATCATCAAGTGGTTAAAGGAGCCTTATTCCGATTCCGCTGCCTACAAGATGTGGGGCAATGGCGTAGCCCTTCCTTGCGTCTCTTTTGTCCTTGCAGGCATCGTATGGATTGTAAAAAATAAATCTACAAATTAGCTTGCTATTTATCGGCTCTAGAGTGATATATGTAGTACCCAAAATAAAGGAGGGAACGACCATGAAGATTCATTACCGAGCCGAAAAGAGAAAGCACCTCGCCCAATGCGTCAGTGAATTTGTTGGCACGCCTGCCGTATACATGCGAATGCCTACATACGCTTATAAGGCAGGCGACTTTACCATCGACTTTGAAGGCAACCTGCTCTTTGAGGATAACGTGGATGGGGAATATGCTCAAAAGCTCATCGCTTTTCTTAAAGAGAAGGGATTTGTACCGCCACAGGAGGGGCAGGAAGAGGGTGAATCCGCCGAAGCCAAAGAACGAGCCGAAGAGAATGAAACAAGCCAACAGGAGGAACCTGTGGGGCTAGACATTTCCGTGCCTATCGAAAAGGTCAATGTAGAAAATCTTAACCATCTGCTACTTGCCAAGGGCGAACTCATCAAAAAAGCACTTGGCATTGCAGATGCTTCAATTAAGGTCAAGGGCAATAAAGTGGCCTTCCCTTGGTTTTCTGTAGCAAGGGAGCCTGAAACGAACAAAGCCTATATGCACTTCATCGAGTGCATCTGCGAGATGAGTTACAAGCAAAAACGCATCACGGCAAAGGCGAAGGAAGTCAGGAATGAAAGATACGCTTTCCGCTGCTTTCTCCTGCGCCTCGGTTTTATAGGAAAGGCATACAAGGCTGAGCGCAAAATCCTCTTGCAGAATCTATCTGGAAGCAGTGCCTTTAAAGACGGTAAAAGGAAGGGGGAGGAAGATGCAGTTTCCGAGCAGAGCGACAGTTGAACACTTGAAAGAAATATATCCCGTTGGAACAAGGGTGGAACTCTTACGCATGGAGGACCCTCAAGCCCCACCGATTGGAACGAGGGGAACAGTAAAGGGCGTTGATGATACGGCATCCATTCTCGTCCGTTGGGACAATGGTTCAGGGCTGAATGTGGTATACGGCGAGGATGAAGTGCGCAAGATATAGAAAAGAAACCTCTTGTATACACAATATATTGCGGCAAATGACTTGCTATTATGAGCCTTTAGAGTGATATATATACACAACAAAAGAAGCAAAGTATCACAGGAGGCACAGCATGAAAGAGCATATCAAAACGCAAATCGAAGAAATGAAGAAACAGACCATCGGCGTTGAGGTTGAGATGAATAGCATAAGGCGCGACCGAGCCGCAAAGATTGCCGCCGAGTTCTTCGGCACGATGCGCTACGAAAACACGGACTACTGCAACGGGTACAAAACATGGAGCGCCTGGGACGGTGAGGGGCGCGAGTGGAAATTCCAAAAGGACGTCAGCATTTTAGGCCCCGATAACGAAAAATGCGAGCTTGTGACGCCGATCCTTACCTATCACGATATGGAAACCTTGCAGGAACTTTTACGAAAACTTCGGAGGGCGGGTGCGAAAAGCGACGCAACGCGCGGATGCGGTGTTCACATCCACATCGGCGCAAAGGGGCACACACCGCAGACGATGCGAAACCTTGCCAACATCATGGCAAGCCACGAAAACCTTCTAGCCGATGCTCTTGACCTCGATCGAGGACGCATGAACCGCTACTGCCGCACAGTCGCACCAAACTTCCTCACGAAGCTGAACAAAGTAAAACCCAAGAGCATGTCTGAGTTTGCCGACATTTGGTACAATGAAAATGGCGCAAGCTACGGACGCAGTCGGCACTACAACAACAGTCGCTACCATATGCTGAATTTCCACGCCACCTTCACAAAGGGGACGATTGAGTTTCGCCTTTTCCAATTTGATGCACCGAAAGATGGCAAGCAAAACGGGCTTCACGCAGGGCAGCTTAAAAGCTACATCCAGCTTTGCCTTGCCCTTAGCCAAATGGCAAAGACGGTAAAGACCGCAAGCCCTAAACCGCAGCAGACGGAAAATCCAAAATACGCCATGCGGACTTGGCTCCTGCGCCTCGGCTTTATCGGAGAAGAATTTAAAACCGCAAGGGAGGTGCTCACGAGGCGTCTTGCAGGAGACACAGCTTTTAGAAACGGAAGATACGCCTAAAGAAGTCAGCCTCCTGCTACCTTACCCGCCACGGGCGGGCTTAAGGTGGTAGAAGGGTGATTCCTTCAGAAAGAGAGGAAACCAATATGAAAACACGATACTATCTAGCTTACGGAAGTAACCTCAATATCCAGCAAATGAAGAGGAGATGCTCGACGGCACGCATCATCGGAACGACGGAGATTCAGGGCTACGAACTCTTGTTTAAAGGCTCCAAGTCGGGCGCGTATCTCACCATCGAGCAAAACCCCAAGGGATGCGTTCCTGCCGCCGTGTGGGAAACCACGGCCGCTGACGAGGCGGCTCTTGACCGCTACGAGGGCTTTCCATCCTTCTATTACAAGAAGGAGATGGAGCTTCCCGTAAAGGAACTTCATAGTGGTGAAACCAAAAGGCTCACAGTGTACGTCTACATCATGCACGAGGAGCGAGAGATTGGAATACCAAGCTACCCTTACCTAAAGACCTGCCTTGATGGCTATCGCGATTTTGGACTTCCGGAAGCGTATTTTTGGCAGGCACTTAAAACGACAAGGAGGCTTTACGATGAAGGAAAATAACAACCTTGCACTTCGTTACTGCCCGCATTGCGGTAAGGCGTACCGAGATGTGCCGGCACTTTCAAGAGCCGATAACAAAACCCTTATTTGTCCGGACTGCGGAACAAGGGAAGCCCTAGAAAGCATCGGCGTGAAAGAGGCTGAACAGGAGAAGATTCTTGCCACCATCCACCATGCGATGGAAGGGTAAAAATCTCGATAAAATCTACAAAAATGACTTGCTATTATCCTCCTTTAGAGTGATATATATACACAACAAAAGGGAACACCCCGAAGAAACCAAAGGAGGAAACAACCATGAAAAACTTAAGCGCAAAGAAACAGAAGGAACTTTTGGAGATTGCAAAGAAAGCGATTTACGCCATCGAAGAGAGAGGCAGCCTTGAGGCAAAGGGAAACGATAGCGAGGACTTCATCGAGACCTCGGTTTGGAGCCTTGCCGAAGCCTTGAAAGAAGCCTACCTTTTCGGAAAGGCAAGCAAGTAAAAAGAAAAAATTCCAAAAGGACACCCTCGAAAGAGGGATGTTCCTCGTACAGATAAGGTTGGCAAATTCCTTCACATGGTTATAGAAACGAGCGATATTTTGGAAAAGACACGGGGGATGTGAGTTTGGTGTTTCATCGAACGCGCCAAGAAAATACGCGATGATTATAAGAACAGATTCGGTCGGAGGTGAACGAAATGGATGATTTCGATAAATACCTTAAGGAGCAGATGGCTGATCCTGATTTTAAGAAAGAATGGGATGACAGAGAATTGAAATATCAACTGATGATGATGGTGCTTAAGGCTCGGGATGAGCAAAACCTGACGCAGTTTGACCTAGCTGAACGGACAGGGATTCGGCAGTCAAATATTAGTCGAATTGAAAAAGGACAGGCTATGCCATCCATTACTACCCTTTCTAAAATAGCGCATGGGTTAGGTAAAAAGCTTCAAATTAAATTTGTGTGATAACGATAGGGACTTTCTCAAAAGGGAAGGTTCCTATTTTTATTGCCCGAAAGGAGGGCTGGAAAGGGTGATGCGGAAACTCAAAAAATACACACCCACAAAATTTAAAGCAGAAAATAGCATTTACGATAAGGACGCCGCCGATTATGCGGTGATGTTCATAGAGAGCCTTTGCCATACGAAGGGGACGTGGGCAGGAAAGCCATTTGAACTCATCGATTGGCAGGAGCAAATCATAAGGGATGTATTCGGCATTCTCAAGCCCAATGGTTATCGCCAGTTCAACACAGCCTATGTTGAGATTGCCAAAAAACAAGGAAAGAGCGGGCTTGCTGCCGCCGTGGCACTCCTTCTTTGTTGCGGTGATGGTGAGGAACGGGCAGAAGTCTATGGATGTGCGGCAGATCGTCAACAGGCAGCAATCGTCTTTGACGTGGCAGCAGACATGGTGCGGATGTGTCCGGCCCTTAATAAGCGCGTGAAAATCCTCGCCTCGCAAAAAAGGCTCATCTACCTTCCGACAAATAGCTTCTACCAAGTTCTTTCAGCGGAAGCCTACAGTAAGCACGGTTTTAACATCCACGGTGTCGTCTTTGACGAACTTCATACCCAGCCGAATAGAAAACTCTTCGACGTTATGACGAAAGGCTCTGGCGATGCCCGTATGCAGCCCTTGTACTTTCTCATCACGACGGCAGGAACGGATACACACTCCATTTGCTATGAAACGCATCAAAAGGCAAAGGATATTTTAGAGGGACGAAAGGTGGATTCCACCTTTTATCCCGTGATTTATGGCGCAGATGAGTCGGACGATTGGACAAGTCCTGCCGTATGGAAGAAGGCCAATCCGAGCCTTGGCATCACCGTCGGTATCGACAAGGTGGAAGCGGCCTGTGAGTCAGCAAAGCAGAACCCCGCCGAAGAAAACGCCTTCCGTCAACTTCGACTCAATCAATGGGTAAAGCAAGCCGTGCGTTGGATGCCGATGGAAAAATGGGATCGTTGTAGTTTCGCCGTTAATCCAGATGAACTGCAAGGTCGCATCTGTTACGGCGGTCTTGACCTATCGAGCACCACAGACATCACGGCATTCGTCCTCGTCTTTCCACCGATGGACGAAGAAGATAAATACATCATCTTGCCATATTTTTGGATTCCCAAGGAAACGCTCGACCTTCGTGTACGCCGTGACCATGTGCCGTATGACGTGTGGGAAAAACAAGGGTTCTTAAAGACAACGGAAGGAAACGTCGTGCATTACGGGTTCATCGAGAAATTCATCGAAGAGTTAGGTGAGAAGTTTAACATTCGTGAGATTGCCTTTGACCGTTGGGGTGCAGTGCAGATGGTGCAGAACCTTGAGGGCATGGGCTTTACGGTCGTTCCCTTCGGACAGGGCTTTAAGGATATGAGCCCTCCGACGAAAGAGTTGATGAAACTCACCTTGGAGGAGCGCATCGCTCACGGTGGGCATCCGGTCCTTCGTTGGAATATGGATAATATTTTCATCCGCACTGACCCAGCGGGAAATATCAAGGCAGATAAAGAAAAATCCACCGAAAAAATCGACGGAGCCATAGCGACGATTATGGCACTAGACAGAGCGATTCGGTGTGGCAACGATAACGCAGCATCCGTTTACGATGAACGGGGGCTGCTTTTTATTTAGGAGGCTTATATGCTCAATCTATTCAGCAAAATATTCCGCTCTAGAGATAAGCCACAAAACAGAACGGCAGGCAGTAGTTTCCGTCCATTCTTTGGCGGTAGCACGGCAGGGAAAGTGGTGACGGAAAAAAGCGCCATGCAGATGACGGCGGTCTATGCCTGCGTTCGTGTTCTTGCCGAAGCCGTGGCAGGGCTTCCCCTTCATCTTTATCGGTATAACAGCAGAGGTGGTAAGGAAAAGGCAGCGACACATTCGCTATTTTTTCTTTTGCACGATGAGCCGAATCCTGAGATGACAAGTTTTGTGTTTCGGGAAACCCTCATGACGCATCTTCTCCTTTGGGGGAACGCCTATGCGCAAATCATTCGAAACGGTCGCGGTGAGGTGACGGCACTTTACCCCTTGATGCCAAATCGGATGCGTGTTGATCGGGATGAGGCGGGGAAACTTTATTACGAATACACCCGCTATGGGGATGAGAATGGAGGGAACAGATGCGAAATCGTAAAACTCTCGCCTGTGGATGTTCTCCATATTCCGGGACTCGGCTTTGATGGTCTTGTCGGTTACTCACCCATTGCGATGGCGAAAAACTCCATCGGTATGGCCATGGCTTGCGAGGAGTTTGGGGCGAAGTTCTTTGCTAACGGCGCAGCACCCGGAGGCGTGCTTGAGCATCCGGGAATTTTGAAAGATCCTGCTAGGGTGCGGGACAGTTGGAATGCTACCTTTGGTGGGAGTAGCAATGCCAACAAGGTAGCAGTTCTTGAAGAGGGCGTGCGCCCAGATGGGCGTCATTGATAGTAGTGTTTGGTACTACCACCCACAATCATGGGTGAGTTGACCTGTCTTACCGCAAAGTGAAAGCTGATACGGGAACATAGCACGACAGGAAAGCGGTAAGTTACTCAAAGGCTAAAGGGTACGACTGAACCGCCACAACAATCGGATATGAGGTTTAAGGTATCTACTGAACGTGAGACTTGAGTGTCCATTTCCGAGGGGAATTGGGAAATTAGCCTGTTACCCATTCCGTGACTGACTGTCTTTACATCCTTCAAAGGCGGCATGATTGCGAATGTCACGGCACGAGCAGGAGAACCTGTGTTAAAGAGTCTAAAGCGGAACCGATAATTCGAGCATACCAAGCAATGACGCTAACTGGGGATACCCTAAAGGCGGATGCCGAAAGGCTATAGTCTATAGGACTTGAATACCGCCCATGGGTACGGAGCGTTCGTAGTAGTCCGAGAGAGTTAATAGCTCTTACATGGCGAAGGAACGCAGCTTATGCAACTCTAAAAGGAAAGGTGAAAGGGAGGAGAAACCTCAATGAAACCAACATCTGAAATTTTAGAACGAATGTACAGAAATTCTGAAGAGCATTCAGACGGTATCTACACGCGGCTCTATAGGTATCTTTTGCGAGAGGATATTTACATGACTGCATACAAGAACCTTTACGCAAACAAGGGCGCAGGAACTGAGGGTGTGGACAATGATACGGCTGACGGTTTTGGAAAGGAATATGTGAATCAGATTATTGATGAACTGAAAAACCAAACCTATGAGCCAAAAGCGGTAAAACGTGTCTACATTCCTAAGCGCAACGGAAAAATGCGTCCATTAGGTATTCCGTCATTCAGAGACAAACTGATACAGGATGCGATACGGCAGATACTTGAAGTAATCTATGAGCCTGTTTTCAGTACTCATTCGCACGGATTCAGACCGAATAGAAGCTGTCACTCAGCGCTGAAAGAAATCAGCCGTTCTTTCCGCAGTACGAAATGGTTTGTCGAGGGAGACATTAAGGGATGCTTTGACAACATTGACCACACGGTTCTGCTGAATCTGCTTTCTGAGAAGATTAAGGACAGCAAGTTCATAAATCTGATAGGAAAGTTTCTGAAAGCGGGCTACATGGAAAATTGGGAGTACCACAAGACATACAGCGGAACTCCGCAGGGCGGCATTCTTTCCCCGATTCTTGCAAATATATATCTGCATGAGTTGGACAAGAAAGTAGAAGCCATGCAGAAAGAATTTAATGCGCCTGCTGATTATGCCTATACACCTGCATACGGCAAAAAGGTGAGAGGAATTGTCAAATTGCAAAAGCGTTACGGCGAATGCGTTGATGAAGCGGAAAAGAAAGAACTGTTAAAACAGATTCATAAGCTTGAAGTGGAAAAGCGCAGATTGCCATACAAGGACGCTTCCGACAAGAAAATCGCCTATGTACGCTATGCTGATGATTTTATTATCGGTGTCAGCGGAAGCCGTGAGGATGCGGAGCGTATAAAGCAGGAGCTTACGTTGTTTGTGGCAACAAGATTAAAACTGGAATTGTCTGACGAGAAAACAAAAATCACGCACAGTTCCGGCAATGCTCATTTTCTCGGATATGACATCAACGTGCGCAGATGTCAGGAATCCAAAAGGAAAACCAATGGGGTTTTACAGCGGACGCTTAATAACTCTGTGGAATTGCTTATTCCCATGGAGCGGATTGAGAAGTTCATGTACGACCGTGAGATTGTCATTCAAGGTAAGGACGGCAAACTCATCCCATGGCAAAGAAACTCAATGGCGGGTCTTACTGACCTTGAAATTGTAGATACCTATAACTCGCAGACTCGTGGAATCTGTAATTATTACTGCATAGCCAGTAATTTCTCAAAGCTGACGTATTTCGTTTATCTGATGGAATACAGCTGTCTGAAAACACTTGCTAAGAAGCATAAAACCAGAATATCAGGCATAAAGAGGATATTCAAGTGCGGAAAGTCGTGGGGCATTCCTTATAAAACGAAGAAAGAGAAAAAGCGCATGATGATTGTGAAATTCTCGGACTTCAAACGAGGAACTGTCTTTGACGAACCAAGCATTGATACGGTGAAGAACCATATCCATTTCAACACAAGAAATTCTCTTGAAGCCAGGTTGAAGGCTTGTAAATGTGAATTATGCGGTGCGGAAGGTGATGGCATTGCTTTTGAAATTCATCACATCAACAAGATGAAAAACCTCAAAGGTAAGGAGCAATGGGAAATGGCGATGATTGCAAGAAAGCGGAAAACACTTGTTGTTTGTAAAGAATGCCATAAGAAAATCCATCATTCGTCATAGTGTAAATGGAAAGCCGTGTACATCGAGAGGTGTAAGCACGGTTTGGGGAGAGGCTTGTGCAAACCGACATTGGAAACAATGCACGGCGGCACTTGCCTACTCTACATGAAATACACGCCCATTTCCATCTCGCCCAATGAAGCGCAGTTTTTAGAGACGAGGAAGTTTCAGATTGATGAAATCGCCCGCATTTTCCGCGTGCCACCGCATATGATTGGAGACCTTGAAAAATCGACGTTCTCGAATATCGAGCAACAGTCCTTGGAGTTTGTGAAATACACCGTAGGTCCTTGGGTGACGCGGTGGGAGCAGTCCTTATCAAGGAGCCTTCTTTCAAATGCCGAACGCACGAAGTACCTCATCAAGTTTAATCTCGACGGGCTTCTTCGTGGCGATTACGAAAGTCGCATGAACGGTTATGCGACGGCAAGGCAGAACGGGTGGCTGAGTGCCAATGACATCAGGGAACTGGAGGATATGGATCGGATTCCCACCGAAGAAGGTGGCGATCTCTATCTTGTGAATGGTTCAATGACGCCGCTGAAACACGCAGGCGCAGCCTATGGTACTGGAAAGGAGGGAAACGAAAGTGAGGAAGTTTTGGAACTGGACGGAGGGGACTCCGGAAAGGACGCTGACACTCTCCGGCGTCATCGCTGAGGAGTCATGGTTTGATGATGAAGTGACACCACAGCTTTTTAAAGAGGAACTTATGAGCGGCACGGGAGACATTACCCTTTGGATCAATAGTCCCGGTGGTGACTGTATCGCCGCGGCACAAATTTACAATATGCTCATGGATTACAAGGGAAACGTCACGGTAAAGATTGACGGCATTGCGGCTTCTGCTGCGTCGGTTATCGCCATGGCAGGAACGAAGGTCATCATGAGCCCCGTGTCGATGCTGATGATTCACAATCCCATGACCATGGCAATGGGCGATACGAAAGAGATGGAAAAAGCCATCTCCATGCTTTCTGAAATCAAGGAGAGTATCATCAACGCCTATGAACTGAAAACGGGAATGAGTCGGGCAAAGATTGCAAGGCTCATGGATGCGGAAACGTGGATGGATGCCAATAAGGCCATGGAACTGGGATTTGCCGATGAAATGCTCCAAAGAGACGGGGATATTAACACCGAGGCGATGCTCTATTCTGAGAATACGGTGAGCATGAAACTTTGGAACAAGCTCAAAGGGAAATACCAAGAAAAGAAACAGGGGCGTTCGGTGGAATCACTGATGCGCCGTCTAACCTTAGAAGAGAAGTTTATGTAACGGAGGGAATAACCATGAATATCAAAGAATTGCGCGATAAGCGTCTCGACGTGTGGAACAAGGCAAAGGCTTTTCTCGATGACCACCGCAAGGATGGTGTGCTTTCAGCAGAAGACGATGCCGTTTATGCACGGATGGAAAAAGAACTGGATGACCTTGCAAAGGAAATCACCCGTCAAGAAAAACTTGAGGCTTATGAAAAGGAAATGGCAAAGAACATTACGACGCCACTCACGACAAAGCCGAATAACGAAGTGCCAGTAGAAGAAAAGAAAGGCCGCGCCAGCGATGCGTACAAAAAGGCCATGCTTGATGCCATGCGCTGTAACTTCAAGCGCGTGAGCAATGTTCTGCAAGAAGGCGTAGATGCCGATGGTGGCTACCTCGTGCCGGAGGAATACGATAAGCGCATCATCGACATTCTGAGTGAAGAAAACATCATGCGAAAACTTGGTACGACCATCACCACAAGTGGTCAGCATAAGATCAACATCGCCGCGACAAAACCTGCTGCAGCGTGGATTGAAGAGGGCGGGGCGCTCCAATTTAGCGATGCGACCTTCAGTCAAATCCTCCTTGATGCCCATAAGCTCCATGTGGCGATTAAAATCACGGAGGAACTTCTCTATGACAATGCTTTTAATCTTGAAAGTTATATCGTAACGGAGTTCGGTAAGGCCATTGCAAACGCCGAAGAAGATGCTTTCTTAAACGGTGATGGCACGGGGAAACCTTTGGGCCTTTTTGCGAAGACCGGTGGTGGAACGAAAGCGGCAAGCACGGATGCGCCGACGGCAGATGATTTCATCGCTCTCATCTATGCCCTCAAGCGTCCGTATCGCAAAAATGCGAGCTTCATCATCAACGACAAGAACATCGCCCTTTTGCGTCAGCTTAAGGACAATAATGGGGTCTATATGTGGCAACCGAGCGTACAGGTAGGCGAGCCTGATACCTTCCTTGGCTATAAGCTATATACCAGTCAGTTTGCACCGACAAATGCCATCGCCTTTGGGGATTACCGCTACTACAACATCGGTGACCGCGGTACGCGCAGCTGGCAGGAACTGCGGGAACTCTTTGCCGGAAACGGCATGATTGCCTATGTGGCAAAGGAACGGGTGGACGGAAAACTCATCCTGCCCGAAGCCGTGCAGATTCTTTCCATCACAGGTAAGAGTACGGGAAGTAAATAAGATAAGGCGGTGAGCATATGGTTGACCTAGAAGAAATGAAAGCGTACCTCAGGGTGGATGGTGATGAGGAAGATGGGCTCATTGAAAAACTCATGGAAACGGCTGAACGCCTTTCTAAAGACGTTGCGCGAGACGATGCCTTAAGCACCGCCACCATGCGTATGGCCATGTTATATGCCACCGCCTATTTATATGAGCACCGAGAAGAAGCAGATCATAACGACCTGCTTCTTTCTTTGCGTGCCCTCCTGATGGGGGAGCGAAAGGCAGCGTTTTGATATGAAAATCGCAAAGATGAATAAACGGTTGGAACTCTTTAAACCCATCCTTTCCGACGATGGTTTTGGCGGTATGGTGACGGAATATGAGTCCCAAGGCTTCGTGTGGGCAGAACTTCGCAGGACGAACTACGCCGAACAAGAAGCACACGGAACGCCGATGAGTAGGGAGCAACTGCGATTTCGGTTAAGGCCACGCAAAGACATCAAAAGAGGATGGATCATTACCTACTGTGATGAAAAATATGTGGTTGATGTGGTCGATGAATCTTATCGAGACAGTACGACCATTATCGTTCATCGCTATGAACAGGGGGTGTAGCGTGAAAATATACATGAAGGTCGATGCCTCTGCCATGACAGATGCCTTGAAGCAAATCAGTGCCTGGGATGGTAAGACTAGGCTCAAGGTAGAGGACGTGATGAAACGGGGAACAAAACGCATTCAGCGGGAGGCAAAAGAGAGAGCCGCCGTAAGAAGCGGTACACTCAAAAAATCCATTAAATCTAGATTCCGCACGACAAGGTGTGAAGGTGAGGTCTATACGAAACTTCCCTATGCCCACATTGTGGAGTACGGGGCAAAGGCTCATGAAATCAAGGCTAAAAACAAGAAGGCTCTACGGTTCTATAAGGACGGTAAGCCTGTTTTTGCAAAACGGGCGAAGATTCCAAAGTTCATCGCAAGGCCTTATTTAAAGCCTGCCTATGACTACGTTTCGCCGGACATCGTGAAGAACATCAAGAAGGCGGTGAAAAAACCATGAGAAGGCTTCCAAACAACATCGTTCATAAGGCGCTCATCGCCTTTTTACGCAAAGAGTGTACCTGCCCCGTCTATGACTTCGTACCGGAAGGAGCAGTGCTTCCCTTTGTGACGCTTGGCAACATCAACGCCGAGGATAAATCGACAAAGTCCGACGATATCATTCACATGACGGTGCAGATTCATATTTGGAGCACCTATCGCGGACGATATGAAATCAATAGCCTTGCAGAGAAAATCATCAACGCTCTTTCGAGCAAACAATTGGATTTATCCGAGGAGGACTTCTACTCCAATGCGCAGGGTGTGGATTTTTACGAAAGCTATCCCGAGGAAGATAGCGGATATAACGGCGTAATTTCCTTTGAAATGTTAGTACAAAATATGAGGAGTGATAACTGATGGCTTACACGACGTTTGCAGAACCGACCAATAAAGTGGCGGCTACAGCCGGCAAGGATTATTTGATTTATGTCAACACAGGCACAACGGAAGCAAATCCCACTTGGACTCTTGTGGGCGGACAGCGCAGTGGTGACCTTTCCCGCAAGGCTGATGAAATCGACGCATCGGATAAGACAAGCGGTGGGTGGAAATCCACCATTCCGGGACTTCGTAGTTGGTCTCTCGACCTTGAAAGCGTGTATCTAGCAGGAGACGAAGGGGCAGGCTTTTTGGAAGCTGCCTTTCTTGCAGGAAAGCAGGTACACATCAAGTTTGAATATCCGGATAAAAGCTATGTGACGGGATGGGCAACGCTCACCGAGTGCAGCCTTTCCACGCCGCATGACGATGTGGCAACTCTCAAGGGGACGCTTTCCGGTGCAGGGGCATTATCTGATGTGAAGAAAGGAGAAAGCCATGAAGAAGATTGAGTTTCCGCTCTTTGGAGAGAACGAATTCATGTATCTTAACATCGGTCGGCTCATCGATATCGAGCGCATGGCAGGAAAGTCGGCAGGGGAGATCATACGCAGTCAGAACCTTGACTTAGGACTCCTCACCATCATCCTAAGCGTAGCCCTGCGTCACCATAAGATGCGCACGCCCCAGTGGTACGCCGATAAGATGCAAAAACTCATCGATGAAGGCATCGACCTTGAAACGGACATTCAAATGCCCGTCGTCAAGTGCATCGCAGGTTCCGGCATTTTAGGAAAAGCCGTCTACTATAAACTCTTTCCGGAGGAACTGACGGATAAAGCAAAGGGTGAACTGGAGAAGGAAAGAAAAAACGAATAGATTCCCATGCCGTCAGTTTCTATGAATGGCTCGAATGGGCAGAGGGCGTTGCCTATGGCGTTCTCTCCTTAAAGCCGTGTGAGTTTCTAAAACTTTCTCCGATGGAGTTAAATAAACTACTCGAAGGCTACGAGAAACGGCGTATGGATGTCTTGTGGCTTGCTTCCTACTTTACGGCAAACCTTATGGGGACGCAGATAAAGAACATCTCGCCGGAAAAACTCATGGAGCCATTTCTTCCAAAGAAAAGCAAGGAAGAAAAAGAAACGGAGCGAGAGGAATTTTTTAAATCTTTCTATGCCAAGCGAAAGGAGGGAAATGCATGGCAACCGTAGCAGAACTACTCGTCAAAATCGGCGCAGATACATCGGATTTAAGAAAGGAAATCAATGCGACGAAAAGGCAGTTAAAGTCTGCCTTTGGCTCGGAGGGGATGGAATTATCTTCGACGGTCGCAAAAGGCATCGGTGCATCGGGTACGGCTCTTGTGGGGCTTGGCGTTTATGCCGTTAAGGCAGGTGGCGATTTACAGAGCGTGCAGGTTGCCATGACGAACCTTCTTGGAAGTGCCGGAAAAGCAGAGGGGTTTATCAAGGAACTGCAAAATTTTTCCGCGCACACGCCTTTCGAGTTTAACGATGTCACCAAGGCAAGTCAGAAGTTCCTCGCCTTTGGCTTTACGGCAGAGCAAATCATCCCGACCCTTACGGCGGTGGGTGACGCTGCAGCAGGTGTTGGCGCAGGGCAAGACGGTGTCAATCGCTTGACCCTTGCCTTGGGGCAGATTGCAGCAAAAGGGAAGCTTGCAAGCGGCGAAATGATGCAGCTCACGGAGCTTGGTATTCCTGCGTGGCAGATGCTTGCAGAAAAACTGGGAACTGATGTGGCAGGTGCGCAGGATATGGTCACAAAGCGCATGGTCGATAGCAAGACCGCCCTTGAAGCCCTTGTCGGAGGAATGGAAGCAAGCTATGGCGGCATGATGGAGCAGCAGAGCAGCACGATTCTCGGCACCTGGTCAAACCTCATGGATGGTATTGGGCAAGTTGCATCACAGGCGGGGCTTCAGATTGCCGATGCCCTAAACCTTACGACGGTCTTTAGTTCCATCGGTGACTGGCTGAGCAATTTTGCTACGGCGATTGAAGAAAGTGGCATCAGTGGGGCCATCGCATCTTGCGTACCGCCTGAAGCGCAACTTGCCATCGTTGCCCTTGGAACAGCCCTCACGGCGATTGCCATTCCTGCTATGTATGCGGCAGGAGCTGCAGCCGTTGCTATGATGGCTCCTTTCCTTGCGGCTATTGGAGCTGCGGTAACGGCGTGTGCGCCCTTTATTGCCGCGGTGACGGCAATCGGTACGGCACTTTACGCCTTTTACCAGAGTGGTCTTAGCGTGAGTGACGTACTAAGCATCATGGGCGTTGAAAGCAAAAGTCTTACGTCTGCATGGGAACAAGTAAAATCCGCTTTTTCTTCACTGGGAAGTCTCATTTCTTCCGTTCTTGAACTCTTAAAGCCTGTCTTTGTTGCCTTTGGCGCGGTGGTGGGGGTTGCCTTTTTGGGCATCATGAAATACATCGGCTTTCTCATTAATAGTTTTACCTTGATGGTTTCTGCCATTGCCTATGCCATCGATATGGTCTGCTCCGCCTTAAATAGTATGGCAGAATACATTTCATCCATCATTTCTTCCGTCTGCGATGTCTTTAGCAACATGGCAGAGAGCGTCTTACCGGACTGGGCAAGTAAAGGCTTGGGTACGATTTCAAACTTCGTCGATAAAGCCATCAGCTGGCTCAGCGGACTTATTGCCAAAATCACGGAGACGAATGAGGCGCTGGGAAGTGTTGGCGGAGAAAGTGGTGGTGATACTTCTGGTGAAAGCGAAAGTAAAAGTACAACGCCAAAGTGGCAAGCACCCGATTTCTCAAACTTTGCCGGTAGTGGTGGAGGGAGTGCTTCTGTAGGAGGTGCATCTTCCGGCGGTGGCGGTCGTGGTGGTTCTTCCTCTGGAATGAGTCAGCTTGAATCAAAAGCCCAATCCACCTCGAAAAGCATCGAGGAAGAATGGATGCGAACCTTTAGCACCAAGTCTGCTCTTGTCGACCGTTGGTACAAGGAAGAATTGGATGAACTGGAAAAGTCCCGCACTGCAAACGAAAACTACGAACGAGATAAACAGAGACTGGCTGAACTCTACGCTTCAAAGCGCATCGAAGCCTTGCGGGAAGAATCTCGGCAGGAGATGGAAATTTACAAAGAGGTCTTGCAGGCAGCGAATGCATCGGCATTAAGCGATGCATCCGTTAATAGCGATGCTGCGTCAGCGGAACTCCTCAAAATTTCACAGGAACATGAAACGACCGTGCAAGGCATCGAGGAGCGGTGGCAGAAACTCGCCGATACCTTCTTATCCCTCAACACCACGCAGAAGGAAGCCTTTATTTCGGCTCTCAAAGAGCAGCAAATTGCCTTTGAGGAAACGGAATCGGGGCAGCTAGATTTCCACAAGCAGATTCTCGAAGATAAGCTCAACGCCGATAAAGCCTATGAAGAGGCAAGACTCGAATACTATACGCAGTGCAAGGATATACAGGCAAATATTGATGAAGCCTACCGCGCCCTTGATATGGAGCGATTGCAGGAAGTGCTGACGGAAGAAGCTGCCATTCGTCTAAACGACATGGAAGCGCAGAAAACGATGATGGATACCTACCAAGAGGCATTTCTTCAAGCCCATATGACAACGGCGCAGCTTGTATCTGACCTTTATAGCACGGCTCTCGGTGGTCTTAGCACGGCTTTTACGAATATCTTAACGGGCGCAAAGAGCGCTAAACAAGCCTTTACTGAACTTGGAAAGAGCATGATTAAAGTCATCGCCCAGTACTTTGCCAAACAAGCGGCAGGGATGATCGTAAGCCATGTCATGGGGCAGAGCCTTCAGAAGAAGGAAGCCGCATCGTCTGCTGCCATGGCATCGAGCGCCCTTGCTGCATGGGCTCCTGTTGCCGTTGCCTATGAAACGGTGCATCCAGGGGCAGCAGCAAGAGCACTGGGGTCTGTGACGGGAATCTTAACGTCTGCCGCGGCTCTTGGTACGACGCTACTTGCGACGACCACAGGTTCCGGTGGCGAAAGTGGAGGTGCAAAGATTCAAGGCTACGCCAAAGGTGGGTATTTTACAAGACCGACGCTTGGTATCATCGGCGAAGGCGTGGATGATGAAGTGGCACTTCCTTTAAACCGTGCCGTATTCCGTAACATTGCTGACGGTATTGCAGAAAATGGAACGACCCAGCAGAATACGGTGACGCAGAATATTTACGGCGATATCAATAATTCTGGCGACGCAGATAGCCTCTTCCAAGACTTATCGAGCATGGTCGCTGCGGGATTGAGAGGTGTATGAGATGCAGTTTCCTAAAAAAGAAACAAGTGAAGACAAGCTAAAAATCATCAAGGACGGCAGAGAATACACCTTGCCTGCGGCATGGTCTCTGTCCGATGCCGGAAGCTATGACTTTAATAGCAAAATGGAGGATAGAGCCTTTGCCCACGGTGGTGATGTGATAGGGGATGGTCTTGTGAAAGGCCATACCATCAAGGTGAAGTTCTCCATGCAGGCAGAAACGGAAGCAGAGCATGATGAACTATTAAACCGTGCCTGCCGCTACTTTTACCAAACGGACTACAAACTCTATTGCGGAAGGCAGGATAGATGCTTTAACGTGGCAGGTATCAGTAAAATAGCCCATGAGTATCAGAAGGGGTTCAAGCAGAGACGGAGCAATATCACGGTAACGCTACTCCTTGCAGATCCCTTCCGCTACGAGGGGCAGGAATCAAAAGCCGTCTATGATTTTCTGACGGATGTCGTGAAAGCTGAAATGGTGGTACATAACCTTGGAAGCGTCGATACGCCCTTTACCTTCCGCTTTATTCCAAAGGATAAGATGCCAAACATTACGGTGTGGCATGAGGAAACATTAAAGGAATTTCGCCTTACGGATGCGCTCCTCATTTCGCCCTCTATGGCAACGGTAAACGCCAAGGAAGGGACGGTATGGCGGGATAACGCCAATAGCATCAACGCCTTTAACGGGCAGTTCCTTTCTGCCGTGCCGGGAAAGAACACGCTCTACTACACAGGTGGTGCAGGACGGCTTGAAATCCTCTTTACTAACAGGTGGTTCCTATGAATATCCGATTTGGGAGTGGCTTTTTCGGTCGCTTTATTTACGCCGGAAATG